GGAAAAGGTAGGTTGTGCATTCCATCCAATTTGAGGTGTGGTAACAAAGTCTAACAATGCTCCAGAAGATACACCAGAAGCTGTAAAGTCACTTTCAACATTGTTGCTTCCTCTACGCACACGCACAACCTTGTTGTTACCTTGCTTGTCGTTGAGGTCTCTTAGAGAATATGCTGCTGCTGCCCCACCAACTACTTTACTTAGTAGTGGACGAGACTCACCCTTGCGGTCTGAATCTATTACTTGTGCTGTGCGGTCTACTGTGACTGTCTCTGTTAGCGGAAGCCCAGTAATCGTTACCTTGTACTGGGGTGAGCTAGGCATAACAGCCTCCCAAGGTCTGTCAGTGAAACCAGCTCCAGTATTAAGAAGTATCTGTGGGTCGGAATCGCTCTGGTCTTCAACTAGATACGAATAGCCATCTGTCTCATTAAAATTGCTGGGAGTAATAGTGCTAGCACCTCCCTGTTGACTCCAAGTAGAGTTTCCAGTGACAGGAGTCGAAGTAGTATATATCCCACTATTGACAGCATATCCCGCAACGGTTACTTGGATTGAGGTAGTATCGTCAGTAAGAGGGACTGTGCCCGCTGTCACCGTCATAGTTCTTACACCTGCAAACCTATCACGATTAAATGTGAAAGGTTGACCGTTTACCGTTAGGGTTCTATCTGCCATTTATATTAGTAAGAGATATTTGCACCTGTGCCACTTGAGCCAGTGTTGACTGTAGAGCGACGAATAGTTAGAGCAGAAGTACCACGCTTCTTAGAACTACTGCGGTTCTTAAGAGCTTTGTTCTCTACCGTCTTAGCCGTCTTAGTGGGAGGGGGAGGAGCGGCAGGTGGTGGAACTGGGTCTGGGATTTTAGGGGATGACATGCACATGGTATTATTCTTTCGTTAGGATATTTTCGTTTTGAATCTCGAATTGATGGGTAAGAAAGTTAATGACCGAGCGTTGTCCATTATGAAAGTCCATATCTCTTAATGACTTACTCGTATCAAAATCTTTTTGGGGAAAGTTTTCGACCAAAGCTTTGAGTATTTGTGGATGTATTGGGGGAAATGAGTCAGCCATAATTACCTTTCTTCTTGGTTCGATACTTCATATTCCCTCTTCCTTATGTCATCTAACGACTTAGGTAACTTACCATTCTTAATCCATTCTTCAGTTTGAACCAGACACATGGCGTTCCAAACGATAGCACCAGCGTGGTCTTCACTCTCATCCCCTTCGATGAATTGCCAGAGGTGTCTATACAAACTATCTATGTATCTACTGAGTGGAATACCCTTAGTCCAGTTGTCACGACCATACTTATTAGCTCCATCCTCAAAGCGTTTAGAGGCAGCTCGTAGTGCAGCGATGGGTAGTAACGAGGGTATCCCTTTTCCCTCCATCGCATCTCTCACTGCACCTGTGTCAAACTCTGAGCGTTTACCACTGTCAGGTAATGTTACTTTCTTGGTGTCCATAGTTTTATCTTTTTAGTTTCTAAGTTGTAATGTTGTTTCTGTAGGATGTAGGCTAGTCGTGCTGTGAGTAGGGCATCATCTTCTGTGAGGTCATGCTTCTTATACTCATCAACAACGGTCTTCCACGTAGCACCATTCTTATCTAATATCTTTTCTGCGGTCTTAATGCCAACACCCTTGAGACCTTTGTATCCATCAATAGCGTCACCCGTGAGTGTCTGAATAAGGTGGAAGCGTTTAGCTTGTTTTAACTTTGTAGTAGTGACCTCATCCTTCAAGTGGTTATACCAAGTGATGGGCAGTGTACCGAAGTCCTTGTCACCGCTCACCGCTATGGTATCCTTGGGGTTCCTAGTGCAGAGAACACCGATGAGGTCATCAGCTTCTAAGTCATTGACAATCAACCCGTTGTGATAGTCATACATATACTCAGTTAATCCCTTGATGCCCAACGGCTTACGCTTGTCGGAACGGTTAGACTTGTAGGCTGGATAGAGGTCATGACGGAAGTTAGTCTTACTACTAATGCACGTAATGTAATCAGTAGCTTTTAACTTCTTCATGATACCCTCAACGAGTTCGTCTACCTTTGCGGTAGCGGCTGCCTCTGAAGAATGAAGTGTCCATATATCATCATCCCATTTAGTTTCCACCTCTGATGAAAACGCTGCACGATATATAATCATATCGCCATCTATCATTATTGTTTTACCGCTCATATTTCTTTTTTGAATGTTTCTAGTTTGGTTATAAGTTTGACTAAGTGAATACGCTGTAGCTCTAGACTACTGAGAGTTTGTTTAAGCTCATCAATCTTAACTTCTAAACCCAGCACAATAGATTCTTTTACTAAGTGTTCAGCCATTAGTGTGTATCCTTCCAGTTGTTTCCTGATTTGTATTCACCATCGAGAGGACACTTGAAGTTCAAGTCATCACCTGCTTTGGTAATTGCTTTGACAAATAACTCTCCAAGAACTGGAGCATCCTTAGCGTCGCAACTAAACTGCACCTCATCGTGAACATTGGCGTGCATCTCATAAGGCTTGGTTGCTTCTGCTACAAAGTTCACTAGGGCTTGTTTCATTATGACTGCACCTGCTGACTGCAATAGTAAGTTGAGTGCTGAGTGGGCTGAACGACAAGGTAACCTGCGTCCATCAAGACCGATGAGTGAACCGACTGATGTGACCTTAGCTTCGACTGCTGTTACTAGCTTGCTGTATGCTGGTAGGTTCTTCTTGAAGTTACCCTTGAGACGCTTGCCTTCCTTAGAACTACCACCAACAATAGAACCAATCTTGGCATCACCTGCACCATACAGTGTGGCATAGATGAAAGTCTTAGCTTGGTCTCTTGTCTCTAGTCCTGCTGCTTTTTGATTAGCAGTGTGGATGTCACCTTCAAGGATAGTCTTAGCATACTTACCGTTGTCCCATGGGTATAGATAGTGGGCAAGACATCGTAGTTCTAAACCACTAGCGTCACATCCTACTAATACTTTACCCTTTGGTGCAGTAAATAGTTCTCTACACTCACCACCATAGGGACTGCGGACGGATGGTACTTGAGCTACGTTTGGTGATTGATGAGTGCATCGACCACTGATAGCACCATTAGTATTTATACCACCATGTATCTTACCCTCACGCTCTAACTTAATCCAAGCTTGGTTACCTTCCATGAGTTGTCCAAGTCTTTTGGAGATGGTCAAGAACTGTAATAGTTTGAGAGACTCCTCAGTGTTAATGTCCTTAAGAACGCTTTCATTTATAGCAGGGCGCTTACCATCAAACGCGGCAGGCTTCCATCCTTGTTCCATTAGCCTAGTAGAGATTTGGTCGCGACTGTTGGGGTTGAATGGAATAGCTTTAGTTTTAAGGTCTCCCTTAACGCACTCGTTAGCTTTGTAGCCTACCTCTAGCATAGATTTCTTGGTAGGAAAGGGGTCACCATTTAGGTTCTGCCATTGGAAACTTTTAGTTTTTTCAATGACAGGAGGGAAAGCTTTTTGTAGCTCTGTCTCTATCTCGCACCTCTCAAGCATCAGTCTCTCCATAAGTTCAACAGCTTTTCTATTATCAAAAGGAAACCCGTTGTATTCTTGGAGACGCATTTGGGTAGCGAACTTATGCTCAAGCTCTATCATTTGTTCTGATGGATGTCTGCACTTTAACCACAGATACAAAGCAGAAGTCACACGAACATCTTGCTCGCAATAATCTTGCATCTCTTGTGTCCACTGTGACCAGTCCGCTGTCTCACCATAGTTATCCTTGAGGATACCTAGTCGAGTTCCCCAAGCCTTGAGTGAGTGTGAACCTATTAGCTTAGTGTCAAAGTCTACACGCTTGAAGTCATCGTTGCGTACATCTGGAAAGATGCACCGAGCTAACACCAAGGTGTCTATCACGTTGTCGTGAGTGAACCCATATAACTTCCGTAGGGCAGGGACATCAAACCCTATGACGTTGTGTCCTACAATAGTATTAGCGTTCTTTAACTTCTCAAGTCCTTCTTCAATGTTACCCGCTACTGTGCTGTAACTGCTCATCTCTTGAGTGTATGACTCGTAGATGGATAAACAATGTAGTGTGTCTAGGTCACTGAGTGTTGCCCAGTTTTTAATTCCGTTTGTTTCTATATCAAATGTCAGTGTGTTCATTTCAATTCCGTTAATCGTTCTAGTGGTAAGAGGATGCCCTTGCTGGAGTTCTTATCTCCACCTCGTTTATCCATACTGCTTCCCTTCATGGGTTCTATTATCTCTTTGAGTTTGGTTGTCTCAATAAAGATGAAAAGATTCTCGAACGCAAAGCACCAGTAGTCTGCCTCGGAGCGAGAGATACCAGAGGGCTTGCCCCTTGATTCATATTCAATATATAGGTTGCCAGTAGTCTTTGCTTTAAGGTCTCTTTTGACCTCAATCTTTTTGTCTTGTAAAAGGTCAGCAACTTGCTTCTCAGCAACTTGTCCCACCTTGAGGTCGTATCTGAAGTTTGAACAATATTCCATAATTTAAAAGTAATTTTCACCTGTCTCTCCCTCTATAAACTTTTCCTCTGTTAGTCTTCCTGTCTCCACTTGCCACCTTAAGTTGCAAGCAACACCAGTATCACCACTGAATCTATTCTTCAGGACTCTTACTGATGTGAGATGTTTACTCTCTACGTCTTGTTGGTTCCGCTCTAAACCAATAACCATATCGGAGAGTTGTGCGATACCAGCCGACCCACGTAGTTGTGCTACCGATGTGGTTGCACCGTCCTCGTGTCCTCTACCTTCAGGTCGCTTCAAGTGACTGACAAGTATGACACCTATCTTACACTCCTCAACCAAGGCACGAAGCTTGGTCATTAGGTTGTCTATCATTCTACGCTCATCACCTTCAGAGCTACCTGAGATAACGATTGAGATGTGGTCGAGAACGATGTACTCAACATCTAATGACTTAGCCATGTAGCGGATGTGACCAACTAGTTTGTCCCCTTCGATGGAACCCCAGTGGTCATACAAAAAGAACCTACCGTTACCTACAGTGGCTTCGTAGGCTGCTCTGTATTCTTCGTTATCATCGAAGTTATCTAGGTGTAATAATTTATTGAGATGTAAACCAATGATACCATTGCCAGTTCTCTCAACACTTTCTTCTAGTGCAATGTATCCTATCTTCTTATCGGTGGTGGTCAGTATGTTGTAAGCTACCTCTTTACATATCTGTGACTTACCAATACCACTACCAGCACAGAAGGTAATTATCTCACCTGTGCGGATACCTCTTGTCATTTTGTTCAAGCCCTCAAAAGGATAAGGGATAGACTCAAAGTTCTTAGGTGAGGTAAGCCTTTCATATAACTCATCTCCACCTACGATT